TTTCTTCAATCATCATAAATTCACCATCCGCTTTATCTACTTCTATTTTGAAAATTTGTGTTAATTCATATGCTTCATTACCAGGCTTTCTAGATCCATATAATTGCCAATTTGTTCCACCTTTACTAATACCCTCATCCAAAACTCCTTCCCAAGAATTTATAATAGGCAAATTTTTACAAACGTCAGGAATACGTTTCAGGATTTTTTCTCTCAAAATCATCTGCATAATATTATCCATTTGTATTCCAAATATTATATGAATTCCATCCTTTGTTGCGTTTTTGTCGCTCTCTGTATTTACATTTGGTTTTTCCATAACATACACGTAAAATGGTTTGCTATGTGTAAATGAATAGAATTCTTTCATTTCGTCTAAATATAACAATATAATATTTTTTTTATCTTCTTTGGAATGTTGTCTACTAACTACATCTTTGTTATAACGAAAATCCATGTCAATCAGTAATGGGCCGTTTTTAAGCAATTGTTTTTCAGTAAGATATTCCTTTTTTTTATTGACAAATACATGTTGGGTATAAATTGAAAGGAAATTTTTCAATTCTTCTTTTGAAAACACAAAAGATCCAGGATATATGTTCATGTCTATATTTGGCATTCTTGTGTGTGTAAAAGGTTTATCATTTAATTCCTGATTTTTTGTATTATGTTGTGACATATAATCGTTGTATTTTTTATCTGAATAGGCAACATTATTGGTTTTTTTTATCATAATTTAAATTATTCTTGATTTATTTTGAATAATATTAATTGTATAATTAGTATTATAATAATACAATATATATTTCTATTTCATTTTTTTTATAATATAAAAATCTTATATTTGCAAATTTATATAAATATTATTATTTATATACTGCTATTATCATAACCAATTATGTGTCATTATGATTTTTTCCAAGAGCATACGTTATTTTTATTTGGTGTAGATATATACATATTACCATCATTTCCTTTCATCTTTTTATTACAATTTTCGTTTGCTGGATAAGGTGGAGATTTTCTATTTTTATATTTTTTTAATGTCTTACTATGTTCGTTTATTGCATTTTTTCCGGAAACACTTTTGATTTTTTCAGTTAAAGTTTTGCGTTGTTTTTCATTTAGATGTAAAGGGTTTGTTTTTGTTTTTAACGCGTATTTAAAATTTCGTATCCATGTTGATTTACAAGTACCATTACATGTTCCTGTACCTATTTTTGATAATTGTTTCATAGCTCCGTTGTAACTACTAATAAATGGCATGATATATAAATATATAAATATATAAATATTTAATTTTATAAAAAATTGAAATAAAAAGAATATAAATAAGTAATATAAAACCTCTTGATATTTAACAGACTTGAATACCTATTAATAATGGGAATCTATCTATCCGCTTGTAAAAACAAATATAACAATATGAACAATGAAAACATAGAAATAAAAAATAATCTATGTTACATTTGTAGAAAATCAATAAATAAAGATGAATTAGTTACATGTATTCGATGTAACATAAATCTACATATTACATGTGAAGATATTTATAGACATAATAAAAATTATTGTAAATGTCCTAATTGTGGAAGAATAGGTACATTAGGTGGAATATGGGCGTATTAAAAAATAATATATGTACAATATATAAAACAAAATGCATAAAACACATAAAAATCATCATTATAAAATAACTAAAAAAAACAAGAATGTAAAAAGAGGCGGTAATAAAGACGAAATAAAAAAATGCATCAATACATTTGTGAAAACAAAACGAAAGCAAAATGGAAAAAAAATAAAAGACTTGAAAATAATGTTAGAAAAACAAGCTCGTTTAAAATTTAAAAACGATAAAACAAAATTAGAAGCAACATTAAAAAGAATAAAAGAATTTACCAATCCTAGCAAAGAATCTGAAAAGATTTTAACAGATTCAAATATACGTACTTTTTGCAATCCAAATTGCGAGGGAACTATCCTAGAACCAGGTAATAAATTATCCGAAAGATACTATGCCGATTATAAATCCAATAAAAATTTAATAAAACTATTCGAACAGCAACGAAAAAAAGTATTCGGTAAAAAAACGAATGTGTTAGTGGATGGTTTTTATGAAAATGCACCTAAAAAATATTTAGAAGAAATTAAAAAAGAAGGCGCTATATCATTATGTTCGCCAGTTACAAAAATAATTAAATAAAACATAATAACAGTATAAAAATATAACGATTAGTTACATATAGTAAACAACCATTTTTTTATTAAATATGTCCAAATTTAATTTAAAAAACAATCCAGTAGTAATTTCAAAGGATACCATGAATCGTTTAATTAAAGATGTAAAAGAAATAATACAACATCCTCTTTCTGATAATAGTATTTATTATTCACATGATGAAGAAAATATGTTAAAAGGATATGCAATGATAATAGGACCATCAGATACACCCTATTTTGGTGGTTATTATTTTTTTGAATTAAATTTTCCTGTAAATTATCCATATTCACCTCCACACATAATATATTGTACGAATGCGGAAAAAATCAGATTTAATCCGAATTTATATGTAAATGGTAAAGTATGTTTATCATTATTAAATACATGGAAAGGAGAACAATGGACGTCATGTCAAACTATTTCGAGTATATTATTAACAATTTGTACAATTTTAATAAAAAATCCGCTTTTGAATGAACCAGGAATTAAAAGAGATCATCATGATTTTGAAAAATATAATACAATTATTCAATATAAGAATATCGATATAGCGATTTTACAAATTTTGCAAAAAAAAATAGGTGTATTTTTAGATCAATTTAAAGTATTTGATACTGAAATCAAAGACAACTTTAAAAAAAACGCAATTAAAATCCGTGATTATTTGGAAGAAAAAAAATCAACAGAGTCCGAATCAAGATTATTGACGACAGGTTTATATAATATGAACGTGAAAATAGATTGGAATGAGTTATATGAAAAATTCATGATTTCATATAATATGGAAATGAATCATAATGGTGATGAACAAATGATCGAAAAGAATACAGATACACATACACAAGAGAAAAACACGGTTAAAAATAACAATAATATAAAAAATTGAATTAAATAAATAAATATATAATTATTATATACACCAAAAATATAATAATCATATCAAACATAACAAAATGCACTTCTGTTCGAATTGTAAAAATATGTATTACATAAAAATCGATGAAGATAATCCAAATAGTTTGTTGTACTACTGTAGAAATTGTGGTAATGAAGATAGTTTGATTACAGAAGATAATATATGCGTTTCAAAAACCCAGATTAAAAAGGGTGAAAAATCATTTAGTCATTTTATCAATAAATATACAAAATTAGATCCGACACTACCTCGAATTAATAATATCTTATGTCCAAATAAGGATTGTCCAACAAATACAAAAAATGCGCCTCGTGAAGTTATTTATATTCGTTATGATGACCAAAACATCAATTATGTTTATTTATGTTCAACCTGTGATACAACATGGAAAACAGAGGAGCAAAATTAATAAAAATGCACAACTATAATACATGCTTAAATAATTCAGGTTGATTTTTGGCATCGTTATACAATGTAAAATCATCCGCAAAATATGATTTAATAAAAAGAATATCGTTATCGTCTATTTGAATGTTTTCTTTATTGTTGCTTACGTTTAAAATAGGAAGTTTAACTGGTTTGGGTTTAATTTTCAATGTGTCTAATAGTTTATTTATTTTTTCATTTAAATTTTTTGTATATAAAATAACAATGATATTTGCATAATTTGTATTATTAATCCACTTTTTTATGGGTTCAAAATGTTGATTCCATGTAAAACTTTGATGTAGATCTTCATGATGTTTATTTTTAATCAAACGTATAAAATCTTTAATGGTGTAATTATTGTAATTTTGCAAAAAAATAGAGTTTCGTTTGTATTTATCTATATCGAGAGAACCGTATTTCCAATATTTATACATGGATATAAAACGATCGATAGGATCTCTTATGATAATAATAGGATTGTTGTTATTCATGCATTTATTATCATGACCTCTTCCCTTTATGAATTCAGAATAATGTTCATTAAAAAAAGTTTCACATGCTGTTCCACCTGTTTTTGTTGGGTGAATAAATGTGTATTTTGCATTTGATATAGAGTTTGTCTTTGTTTTATTATTAAAAAAAATATAATAAATAAATAGAGTTGATGATATAATTATTATAACCGATATTATAAGCATATTTTTTGTTTTATATGACATTGTAATGTATGTAGGTATGTTTTAATAAAAATAAAATTGAATATATATAAATATAATAGTTAAAATAAATAAATACAATATATCTATATTATATTATAAGAATATCATAATATGGATCCGAATAAAGAAATAGATGATTTGGATTTGGAAGAAACGGCAGAAATTAACGATGAAGATTTTGAACCAGACGAGACTGATGAAGAAGCAGTTGGTAATAAAATTGTAGAAGATACAGATGACGACGCTAGTATATATGATGACAATGACAATACTAGTGATATTATGGGTGATGATGATGTTATTGCTCTTGATGATGATAACGATGATAATAATGAAGATGACAATATAGACGAAGAAAATGCATTAGAAGATAGTATAGCAAAAAACACAGACAATAAAAAAACAAAAACAAAACCTCAAAAAACAAAAGCAATTATACAGATGGATGCACAATATGGTGATGATGATGATGATGGTGATGATGATGATATTGACGACGAAAATGATGAAAATTATTTACAAAAATTCAGTAAAGAAATAAATAAACAATATATTGAAAGAGAACACCCAGAATGTGTATTTCATAATTATAATGAAATATCAACACTTTCCAAAATAATTCGAGACAAAAATAATAATATTATTGATCCATTACACAGAACGATTCCGTTTTTAACAAAATATGAAAAAACCAGAATAATCGGACAAAGAGCAAAGCAAATAAATTCGGGTGCGAAACCATTTGTTAATGTTCCACAGCATATTATAGATGGATATATTATTGCAGAATTAGAATTAAAGCAGAAGAAAATACCGTTTATCATTAAACGGCCTATTCCAGGGGGTGGTTCAGAATATTGGAATGTCAAGGATTTAGAATTGATTTGATCTAATCTAACAATCAATTAACAACGGTACTAACAACTCGTGATCATTCTGATAATTATAATATAATTCATTGAAATAAAATTCACTGTAAAAAAAATCATTTGCGTCCTTTTTGTAAATTTTTTCCACTTTTTTATAACAACTTTCATTTGCGATAAGGTTTGTCATGTTTACACTAACTGTATCATTTTTTACTAATATCCAATCAATCACATTGTTCGAGACTATTTTTA